GGGAACCGATGATCACCTAATCCTAGAAATATTAGCGGCTTATAAAAACTTTACCATCATCAATTTTATTGGTGCTGGTCCAATTAACTTAACATAATAACAAATGGCGGATTATACAGGTTCCTTTATTGACCAGTCAGGTATATTTCCAGGTGCTGAAGTTAAATCAGCTCATGTACTTCGTATCATCAACCCATTATCATATGGTTCTGATTCGAAAGTAGCATTTTCTGGTTCTGTATCATTCGGTACTGGTTCAGTAAGATCAGGAGAGAAAGTATTGGTGATGCTAAACACATCAGACAAAAACAATGGTCTAAAACCATTTGTTATTGTGTCTGGTTCACTTGCATTATCACCAGTATTTATTGCAGACACAGGCGGTAACGTAGGTGTTGGTACAAGTACTGTACAAGCTAAATTTAATGTTTATGGTGATAACTCGTTAGTAAATGCGTTATTAAAGGTTAACTCTAATATTGCGCTAAATGCGTTATTTATATCATCAAGCGGTAAAGTTGGTATTAATACCGACGTTATTGGCGACTATAACTTATGCGTTAGCGGTTCATTTAGTGCAACCACAAAATCATTTTTAATCGACCACCAAAAACAACAAGGTAAGAAATTACAATATGGTGTTTTAGAGGGTCCTGAGCACGCTGTGTTCTATAGAGGTAAATTAAAACATAAACACAATATTGAACTACCAGAGGATTGGGAATGGTTAGTTGATCAAGACACAATCACTGTTCATTTAACTGCAGTACATCCAACTAAGACACCTTCTATTTTGAGAATTGAGAACAATATCGTACATTTAGCTGGTGCTGAAAATGATATTGATTGTCATTTCATTATACATGCTGAAAGAAAGGATGTACCTAAGATCAAAACCGTAATCTAATATACTTTAATATATATTTATATAAAACAATCACATAACGTTATGACAACAACAAAATTGAAATTAGCCGACGTATTAAATTTAGAGGCTGAAATTAATGGGTTTACAAACCCACAAACCAATGAGAAAATTATTAATGGTTTGTTAAACGAGAAATTATCATTAGTTGCTAAGTATTGGTTAAACGATTTATCCAAGAAAGCTAATGAGATCAAAGTAGACGTAGATAAGCTACGTGACGAATTAATCAAAAAATATGGCGAGGATGATGGTACAGGAAACGTTGGTATCGTTTACTCAGTAGACGCGTTCAACGAAGATGGTACACCAATGACTCAATTGAATGAAGCTGGTGAATCAGTACAATTGAAGCGAGTTAATCCTAAGTTTATTGAATTCCAAAGCGAATACGAAACGTTGTTACAAGAAGAACGTGAAGTTGAGCATTACGAGTTTACTTTAGCTCAATTCGAGAGTGTTGAGACTGCAGACAACATTAAAGTATTTTTCACTTTAATTAAGTAATAATGGCCCAACTCGAACAACAAGAATTAAACGACTTAAAACAGTTATCCCAAGATCAAGATGCATTCATTTTTCAATTAGGCCAAGTACAATATTCACGTATGCGCCTTGATGAAGAAGAAAATGCAGTTAAGCAACAAGTCGATGCGTTGCGTAAACGAGAAAAAGAATTCGCCGATAAAATATCAACTAAATACGGCAAAGTAACTGTTGATATTGAAACAGGTGAAATCAGTTCTGTCAATTAGCGGTTTGCGAATAAATTAACATATTTATTATAAGAAAATAACATACTTAACATGGCAGAAACATTAATCTCTCCTGGTGTACTAACACGCGAAAACGATCAGTCTCTAGTAACTACTGGCACTGTATCAACTGGTTTAGCTGTTGTAGGTCCAACCGTAAAAGGACCAGTTAACATCCCAACTTACGTAACTTCATACTCAGACTTTGTTAATAAGTTTGGTGGAATGTTCGTTTCAGGTGGTGCTAACTACGAATATTTGACTTCAATCACTGTGAATAACTACTTCCAACAAGGTGGTGAAAGCGTATTAGTAGCTAGAGTTGCATCTGGTTCTTATACTGCTGCTTCATCTACTGTAGGTTCAAATTATGGTGCTACAACATCATCATTTACCCTTGAAACTTTATCTGTTGGTGCTCTTATGAACAGCACAGGTTCAGAAATTGGTACAGGTTCATTAACTAACGGTACTGTAGAGAATGTACGTTGGGAAATCGCTAACTCAAGCTCAGGCAGTGGTGTATTTACATTATTGGTTCGTAGAGGAGATGATAACTCAAATACAAAAACTATTTTAGAAACATGGTCTAACTTATCATTAGATCCTAACGCTAACAATTATATTGAGGCTGTAATTGGTAACCAAGCATTCACTCCAGTTAGTGATGGTGGTAACTACTACATCCAAACAAGTGGTTCTTATACAAACAAATCACGTTATATTCGTGTTAAGTCTGTAGACAGATCAACTCCAAACTATTTCAATAATGATGGCAGTGCTAATAATGCTTATACAGCATCATTACCAGCAGTAGGAAGTGGTTCATTCACTGGCGCTACTGGTCCATTATTTGGATGTACAGGTTCAGCTGCATTGAATATGTTTGATGGTATTAAAACAGTAGCAGCTACTACAGTAGCTAATAACATTCAAGGTGTATTAGTAAGTGATTATTCAATTGCTGCTAATTTATTAGCAAACAAAGATAACTATGATTTCAATATCTTAGCTACTCCAGGTTTAACTTTACAAAACGGTACTTCAGCAATCACAACTTTATTGTCAAATGTACAAGATAGAGGTGATGCAATTTATATTATAGATTCAGTATCTTATGGTCAAAACTTAAGTACTGTAACTACACAAGCGGCTGCTCAAAACTCGAGCTACGCATCAACATACTGGCCTTGGTTACAAGTAGTAGGACCTGAAACAGGCAAATTACTTTGGGTTCCAGCTTCAGTTGTAATGCCAGCTGTTTATGCATTTACTGATCAAGTATCAGCTGCATGGTTTGCTCCAGCAGGTATCAACAGAGGTGGATTACCAGGTGTAGTACAAGCTGAAAGAAGATTATCTCCATCTGATAGAGATACATTATACTCAAACAAAGTTAACCCATTAGCTACCTTCCCAGGTACTGGTGTTGTAGCTTATGGTCAGAAAACATTACAAACACAGGCAACAGCTTTAGATAGAGTAAATGTTCGTCGTTTGTTGATTGACTTAAAACGCTACATTGGTGGTATTTCTCGTCAATTAGTATTTGAACAAAATACTGCTGTAACAAGAAACAAATTCTTGAATCAAGTAAATCCTTACTTAACTACAGTACAACAAAGACAAGGTTTATACGCATTCAAAGTAGTAATGGATGATTCAAATAACACGGCTGATGTAGTTGATAGAAATCAATTAGTAGGTCAAGTTTATTTACAACCAACTAAGACTGCTGAATTCATATTAATCGATTTCAACATCACTCCAACTGGTGCTTCGTTCCCAGCATAATAAGTAAAAAAACACTATAAATGAAAATAAGAATCAAAGTTCCTACTAGATTAGCTGAATCTTTAGAAGAAAAAGCTAAAAAAGCTGTTGAAGAAGCTAAGGAAGCAGTTGCAAACGCTAAGAAAGAAAAACAACTTAAGCAATTAGAAGAACTAAAAGCTAAAGTAGACGATAAAATCGCTATGCTTAAAGGCAAAAAAGGCAAAAAGCAAAAAGTTGAAGAAAGCGTAGAAGAAATGTATGGTGCAAAAGACATGGAAGAAAGCCAACTAGATGAATATGTAGGTACAGAAACTGAAATGTCAGGTGCTATAACAGTTATTGCTACTTTATTAGGTATTGGTGTTCCTTTAGCAACATTACTTGTTAGAGATTTAAGAAAAGCTAAAACTCCTGAAGAAAAAAAGAAAGTAATCCAAAAAGACTTACCTAATAAATAATAAAAAATATTTAGAAGTAACAGGATATAAGATTAGCGCTTAATAGCAAGTTACATAAAAATAAATAGTTAATATATTTATATTAAACACAACAAGACATGGCAGTATTAAACCCAAACGAAATAATGTTTACAGCGTATGAACCAAAAGTTCAGAATCGCTTTATCATGTATATAGATGGTATCCCATCATACTTAATTAAGAAAGCATCAGCTCCATCAGTTAACTTTACAGAAATCAAACTTGATCATATCAACGTTTACCGTAAGTTAAAAGGAAAAGCTGAGTGGCAGGATATGACACTAGAATTATACGATCCAATCACTCCATCTGGTGCGCAAGCAGTAATGGAATGGGTACGTTTATCACACGAATCTGTAACTGGTAGAGATGGTTATTCTGACTTCTATAAGAAGGATTTAACTTTAGATATCTTAGGTCCAGTAGGCGATATCGTTGGTGAGTGGATTGTTAAAGGTGCTTATGTTAAGTCATTCACATCTGGTGATTATGATTGGAGCGCTGACGCAGCTATCACATTGAGCGTAACTGTTGCAATGGATTACTGTATCTTGAACTTCTAAGATATACACAAATTATATAAAGTTGGCGTTTACCTCTTTGGTAAATGCCTTCTTTTTGCTTATATTTATATATACAAAATATTAATATTGTTATGGATCAAACACAAGTTGCATCTAAGTCGAACATTCCAACGGAACAAATCGAATTACCTTCTAGAGGTTTAGTTTACTCTAAAGAAAACCCATTATCAAGCGGCGTTATTGAAATGAAGTACATGACCGCAAAAGAAGAAGATATTCTCACAAACAGAAACT